ATTCTTTAACTTTATTTGTGACAGTTGCGACGACTGTAATAATTCCAGCGATAGTGGCCCCGACTGCTTTAATTGCCGCAACCAAGCCATTTTCAAAAATAGGGATTAGGAAGTTCTTAACAAAAGCCCAAAGGTCGCGCAAAGCCGCTTCATTATCTTTAAACGCTTTAATGATTGGATCGACTGCCGCTCGTTTCGCTTCTTGAAATTTAGGAATCAAAACGTTGACAAAGTAATCTAATAGTTGGCGCAAAATAGGCAACAAGGCCGCTCCCACAGATTCTTTAGCTTCATCGAAACTAACTTTCAAGCGGTTTATCTGACCTTCAAAGGTATTGGCTTGACTTGCCGCAGCGCCGCCGAATGTCTCGGACAGTTGCTTAACAGTTCCCTCAAAGCCAAGAGTTTTAGCTTCAGCGGCAGTAATTCCAACACCAAGACGAGTAAGTGTTGTGTTATTGCCTTCGTATGCCTTAGCCAATGCGTTAGTGACTGTCTCAACGTCTTTTCCTGTGGCGGCCGAGATGTCAAGGGCTAAACTTAAAAGCTCTTGAGATTTTTCTACTGATCCTGTTGCTACCGCTAAGCGCTGAAGCGCTGGGCGAAGCTTGTCGTCGGCTACGCCGGTCGCTAATGATGTCTTAAGTATTTGCTCCTCGACGGCTTTAATCTGTGCGTCGGTAGCATTAGTTACGTTTTCTAGGGCGAGGGCTAAACGTCGTTGCGCAGCTTCATCTTCGATTGCAGCTTTAACGCCTTCAATTGCTAATTTGCCAGCATACGCCGCAGCAGCGGCAGCAGCCGCAGCAAAAGCGGCAGCGGCGACTTTGCCGAACTTTTCTAACTTACCGCCAAAACCTTCGACTTCTTTTGAACCTACGTCCAACTTCTTCTTGAGGTCATCAACGTCAGCAAGGATGGATAACTTAAGCGTTCTACTTCCAGCCATTATTTATCCCACTCCTTTAATATCTTTGAAAATGCTTCTTCCCACTTCTTCACTAGTTCAGGCTGAATTTTGCGAAGTGCTGGATAGATGAAATAGCCAGAATTTCCTCGACCTTTACGGGGAGTGCGTCTTGGGAACTGACGATAACGATTAGATCCGAACTCGTAACCTGCCCAGAGGTCTTTAGTTGATCCTCCACCAGAGAAACGCTGAGACGCGAATCCATAAGAGAACTCGCCAATCTTCGAGGTTTTGGAAACTTTAACGCCACTTGTAATGCGATCGACAACGGCTTGTCCAAAGGTTCGAGTGATTCCGTAGGCTTTAACTTCGTTGGCTGCATATTGAGCGAGCGCACTACTCTCGCGTTTAGCCGCATCAACAGCTTCAGCATCCATCGCTTTGAAGGCGGTAATGATTGAGCGAAGTTCGCGCTTGTCATAGGAAATCGGCTCATCTGCCACCTTTGCGCTCCTTCAGTATTTCAATCGCCGTTAATACTTGGTCGATGTCAGTCCATTCACTCATCGGAATTCCGGTTGCTATTGCGATCTCAACTATGAGTCGGTTTATGCTTCCGGATTCGAAGCTTTTGGGCTTTCATCTCCTATCGTCATTTCCTCGACCGATAACTCCCATATTTCTTGGGATTTAGTCGGCTTTCCTGCCGCTTCGCGTTTGTAAGCAAAGTAGGCTAGGTCGAGGAAGTCCGCTTGTTGGTAGGCCGAAATATCCTTCATCGAATAAATCGACTTGCCAGTTTTGCGTTCCCATTTCGCCCACTCAGGGAGTCCAGCGTTATAGGTGACTTCCTCGCCGTTCGTGTATTTAATTGTGATACTTAACTTCATAGCTCCCGATCTCCCTCTTAACTAAATGTCTCTGTTACTTCGCCCTTTGAAATCTTAAAGGTGAAGGATACTGTTTGAGCATCAATCCCAGAACCGCCAGCGGTAGGAAACTCTGGAAGAATTGGGAAAACAAATTGAGCGCCAGTTGCGGCGGTCATTGTTACGCTGATTGTTGTGTCAGGTGCGGATTCAGCTGCGGCCCAAAGTGCTTCGCATACTGAGTTAGCTTTACCCCAGTCGGCGAGCATATCGAGCTGGAATGTGCCTTCGATGTTAACTGTCTTGTAAGCCTCGCCGTCGAGAGTTTGATATGTTTCGCGAACGTTGGTCTTAGTAAGAACCGCGTTGGTTGCTTGGGCGTCGATGTCCGTTCCACCTGTGAAAGACAACGAGACGTCGCGACCGGTGATTACTGTGGTTGCCACTTTTTCTCCTTAATTGGTTTGTGTGTAATAGGTGGAGACGCGAATATCGGCGACTAATAAATTAACCGCTCCCACTTGCGTAACCGATGGCCGCTCTACTGGGCCGACTGTGTAGCCGTCCGGTATGACTGCCAAAACTGAAAATATCAACTGCTCAAGATTATCGAGAGAAGCTGGGTTTGAAAGATAGGCAACTCCGCAAGTGATAGTTAGGTTAATTTTTGCGTGGATAGTTGCGTCGTTGATTGTGTTGAGTTCTAGGTAAGGCGAATCTGGGACAAGAATAACCGCTGGAACTTGCACAGCCTCAGGCACATACGAATAAACGTTGGCCGAAACTGACCCGAGTGCAGTTGCCAGCGGTGTCCGGATAGAAGATAAAACTGTGGAGGGCATTTAACCCACCATTGTCTCAACGTCGAGGTAAGGCCCGAGAAGGCCAGTTACTTTAGCGAGAAGGTTCTTTGAAAGTCTATAAGGAGTTACTGCGAAGTCGATTCCTTCGATTGATCCGCCAGCTGCGGTTCGGGCTTGGAAGATTTCGACAGAAATAGCCAAAACGGCAGACTCAACGTTAGGGTTGCCGACGTAGGTTGATAATCCAGAGAGCGCAGCGTTTCCGGCTGGGATAATGTTCTTTTCCAATATGTCAGCATTAGTGATGGCTGCGGTAAATACATAAGGGCCAATTAAATCATCGGTGACTGTGTGAGTGCCATTAAAAGGCGCTCCAACACCAGTAATAACAACGGATTGACCTTCGGTGAATTCTTGAATTGTTGCGGTATGAAAATACGCCACATTATTTTCTAAACTTACTTTATCTATTTTGCTTTGAAAAGTAACGAGCATTGGAAGAATTAAATTCTCACTTGTATCCACAATGTCGTTCAAATAAGCGTCTGAGTATAGGGATGACGAGACGCCAAGAATGGTTCTGAGCTCTGTGGCCGTGACAATTGTTGGCATCTCGCCTTCCTTTCGATCTAAGGGGTTAAGGCCAGCTCGGGAGCGGACTGGCCCTAACTATTGGGATTAACTACGCGACCATCCAGCGATAAGCGCCAGCGCCGACCTTTGTAGCCAAAGCGCCGTATCCATAATACGAAACCTCGATCTGGCCATTAAGCGCAACGTTTGTCTGAAGACGGAAACGTGAAGATTCATACCAAGTGTAAGCATCTGGGTTAATTACGATAATGGTGTTATCGCCAACTCCAGAACCTGTGGTGAGGTTACGATCTACGCGGAAGTTTAGACCGAGAAGATTTCCAGTTGCTGAACCTGCTCCGAGATTTCCGCCTTGATTCATATTGCCAATCAAGTTCTGATAAATCGGACGTCCGTTATCAGCGAGGTTCTGAATTGCGCCCCATTGCTGAGGTGATGCAATGATGTTCTGAGCGAATCCGAGAGTTCCAGCGTAGATTGAAACGCCAGCATCGGAAACGAAATCAAGAAGGCCAGCAGCATCAAGAGTGCGGTTTCCGCCATCTGTTCCACCAGCAATTAAACCGGTGACAACTGCTACATCTGTTGCCTTTGCGTATGCGTATTCCATTTGACGAACGAGTTCATCGAAGAACGCAGGTGAAGAACGATCGAGAAGTTCGACAGAGAAAGTTTGTCCGCCAGCATACTTTTTAACTGATACTGAAAGGAATTCGTTTGTCATTCCAGTCTCGTCAATTGCAGCGGCTTCAGCTTCTTCTCCTACTGTTGGAACCGCGGTGATTTTAGGAATTTCAAAGGTCATTCCTGCATCTGGTAGAACGCCGCGAGATACTGAATCAACAGCTGGGCGATCTGCATTTGAAAGTGGGTTGATGATTTCTGTCAATTGACGGGTTGGGATGAGACCAGCGTTGTTGCTTGTGGTGTCATCTGCCGCCATAACGTATTGACGAGCAGCATCATCACCGAGTTTAGCGCGGACGCTATTCTCGAGATATTTCGCCTTTGTGAACTCAAGGCGAGGAGCGGTGAAGAACGCTGGACGTGGCGCAGCGGCTTCAACCTTAGCAGCTTCTACCGTTTCTTCGGCAGGAGCTGGAACGGTAGTGTCTGACACTTGTTCTCCTTCGGTTGGGTTGTCTGCTTCAGCGGTTGCCGGAGCAGAATCTTCTTTAGGTGCTTCATTCTCGGAAGCAGCGACTTCGCTAACGCGAGCTGAGTCAATAGCTGGATCAGTAACAAGAGATACCTCATCAAGCGTTGCGGAAGTAATGTTCATTACGCCTTTGTTATTGACCCATTCGTTAATTTGTGCGCCAACGCTAAAGCCATCCCTTAATCCTTCGGTGGCTTCAATTAAGGCATCTTCTCCGGCCATAGTGTTAGCGATTTTGAACGTAGCCACAATTCCGTCCTTTGTTACTTCGTGAGCAACCATTTTGCCAATTGGACGAGTCCGGTCGTGCTCCAATAGCAATTTAACAGGCTTTATTTCAATTGAGTCCGCTGCGAATACAGTCGGGCCAACTGAGGTATTGCCTTGCTCATTCCAAGTAACAATAGTGCCGCTTATTGTGCGCTTAATTGTGTCGGCCGCAGTTACGACCATTGGCATTTTGATTTTCATCGGAT